CAGAGCATGTTTTGCTTGCCAAGTTTTTTGTCTCGCTACTGCAGCATTAAGATCATCCCCAATATCTTTTTTCGATCTTCCTGTCCATGTTGATTGTTTTTTCTTTTCTCTGGTTATGCTTCTCTCTGTTCTGAGAACATTTTTAAGTTTGTCTCCAAGTGATTTCGTATTTTTAAATTGCCTTTTTATGTATTCATTTACCTGTTTTGCTTTGACTCCTATTTTATCTCTTATTGTAGCCTGTTTTGTAAGTTTATCGCTTACGCCTTTAAATTGCATGCCCTCTGCTGCCAAAGTAGCTTTTTGAGTGCTAGGCTTTTGTGTTCCTCTGGCCCTTCGTCGTTTTTCCCGTTGCTCTTCATTGCTGTAAACTTTTTTTCTTTCGTCGCTTAGTTGATGTAGCATCTTCAAATCTGAATTTAATGTTTTTCGTCTTTCATCTCCTACTTTTTTATGATGGCCTAATGAAGCTGCTGAGACTTTTTTCTGCCTTGATTCTTGAGCTTTTACATTCGTTTCTTGCTGCTCATTTATATGACGTAAGGCTGCAGCTTTTTTTATTACATCTTCTTTTGCCTTTGGAATTTGTTCACCTGCTTTAAGTAAAGCGTTTTCTTTTTTGAAACTTCTCTCTGCCAAATAATCTCTTTCATCCGCTGTGATTCTCACTTCCTTTCGTTTCGAAGTTTCTAATGCTTTGTTTGTTGCAATTTGAGCTTGCGCTCTTTTAGACCCTCTTACATCTAAACGACCTGTTTCTGGTTGTCCGTAAAATCTTTTTTCGACTCTTGTACCCATTTCAAATTCAGCAGCTGATACACCGATACCAGTTCCTTTTGAAGGTGTTGGTTCAACTTTTTTCTTGACAGACTTTGGTTTAATACCAGCCTTCTTCTTCAATGTGGTAGTAAGCCTAATAGGATCTAATTTTGAACGATTTTCATAGAAAGCTTTGATTACATTGTATTCGCGGGCATATGCACGAGGCAATATCAATGAAGTGTACAATTCCACAGGGCTTTTTAGTGATTTAGCTTTGATGCTATTTTTGAGTTCTTTAAATTTTGTAACAACCTTATCATCAAAGCTAACTTTTAATCTAATAAAAGCATTATCAAGCTTTTTTATGTTAGCTTCTACTTGGTCAAGCTTTCCGCTTAGGCTCGCTACTTCGGCTATCGCCGGTTTTGCGTTTAGTGTTATCTGTATGTCTGCCATGTTCTTCCCTATGGTATTCGCAAAAAATGTTGTCCATGAACCTTAAACGCTTGATGAGTCTTTGCTGTTGCACGAGATCTGTTATCTCGTGCAATCTTAAATACGCTTCGATTTCTACAAAGCTTAATCTTTTCGGTATTCCTGCCATGGAATCCCAGTCCCGTCCTTCAGACAATTCGATAAATATATTAAAATCAATGGTTAAATCATCGAAAAGCCGTGGCCGAACATCTAAAGCAGGAATGTGACCGCCCTCTGCTTCTACATTTTCAAAGAATTCTAATTTACTTCCGTACTTCAGCGTCCATTTCAGGACGTCTTTAAGTTTTTTTCCGTTTCCTCTTCAGCTGGCCTGAAATTCTCAATGTCTGTGGCAGCATCCATGATTTCGATATTTAATTTAGAGTATTTGATCAGAGCGTCAATTCCGTTTGGAATTGTATACGGAACTTCTTTACCTTCCGAATCAAGAACTCCGGACCAACCCATTAAAATGCTTTCAGCCACAATTTTTGCCATGAGAAGTTCCCGGCGATCGGGATTGTTTCGTGCCATCTCAAGCCGTTTGTCATATTTGCGCTGCACTTTCTTGTGCTTTGGATTTCCTGCTTCAGCCACGATCATGATTATCGGTTGATCTTTTGAGTTCATTCCGATTGTGACAGGTGAACCTTCGTTTGCCAATTTTTTGTCTACTTTGTAGAGTTCATCAATACTTTCAAACATGATTTAGTCTCCCCGTTAGTTATCGCAGATGCAAAGCATCTGCGATCATTAATGTGCAGACCCCATGATGTGAAGGCACAAGGACGCCGAAAGATTTGCACGGGGTCACACAAATCAGTTTGCCGGATGGCGTCCCAGTGCACACTTTAAACACGTACTCTTGTAATTTTAACCATCGCATCTTCCGATGGATCACGTAGTGCCCGCCATGTCAGGTTTTCTACAACATCCTGATCCTGCCCTGGCGCCGTGATGCTTTCCGACTCGAATTTGATTCTTGGAAACAGAATTGTATAGTTGTTTCCCGCCGCATCTTGGATTGTAAACTCAAGCTTTGAGGCGCTGCCGGCAATAAACTGATCATATAGTCTATCGTTAGCAAAATAAGCATTGAGAGTACCCGTGATATCCATTTTACCGACTGCAACATCACCGATGATGTTCGACCCGATTTGATAGACCGGACGTAGGTTGTTAGCAAGAGTGAACGACAGTTCCTGCACATAAATCCCGGTCAACGTGGTCAGCGATGAACCTTCTTTAAGTGAAGCAACATTTCCCATACAGTTCATAATTTCGGTACCCGTTGATGCTGTAACTACAGCAGCGCTGGTAGCCTGGGCTAATGTAGCGCCCGCACCAAGAAAATCGAAGCTTCCGGTTGCAATGGCACTGGTTGCAAGGGTGATGGTCATGGAATTGACCATCATGCCGGTGAAGAGAAAATACTCGTCAATATCAAGCATGGCTTTTTCAATGCTATACGAGTGCTCCTCTGTGCTGTTTGTGAGGATGTTGGTTGCCCACGAATTGAACAACGCTCCCTCAAACAGATCGTCGTACGTGATTGCGGAAAGTTCGAAATCAAACCCTCCTGAGTTTGACCTGGATATCTGAATTAAATCAGATACCATTCTATCAGACCTAAGCTCCTCTGAGATAATAGTATCAACAGCGGGGATGATAGAATCACTGGTAAGCCGAAGCGCCTGCATCGTCGGAGTACCAGGCAGGGAATTCCATGATGTTTCCTCGATGTAACGGATTCCTACTCGGTTAGAATCACTCATAGTTCTTCCTCCTGTTTAAAAGATTTCGTCCCTGAAAAATGGGACACTCATGTTGATTACATACCATTCATCAATTTCTCCGACTTCGGTGATTCTTGGACTTCGGCATGTAATATCACTAAATTGCTGTCCTCTGAAGACAGCAGCTGCCAAATCCGCCTTGTTTTTGCCAGCGGCAGTCCCCGTATTGACAGGCTCGTATATATTGACAGAAATTATTCCGGCATTTCTGTGAAGTCCTCCGCCTATTTCAGCTTTGATTGAATCTGCTATAATAACCCTAATGTCCGCCCATGCTTCCCTTGGTGTTGGTTCGAATGAAACATTAGAATATTTTACCGTACAAACCGTAAAGTTTGTAGCAAAACGTGATTCAATTGCTATGGTTTCGGCTTTTGCTGTCATTTGAAAACCTTTTGTTTGGCTTCTGAAACTATTTGCTTTTTGCGTAACTCAAGGGATTGGCCTGCTTTCCCAAATACATGGTATGGCCCTTTAATTCCGCCTATTGGCGTCCATCCAATAAATTCCACAAGGTGTGCATAAGACGCACTGTTCCCAAAGTGTATTATTGGACTTTTCGATAATGCTTTTGAATTTCTAATGAGTTTTGCACGTTCTGTATTTTTCATTGCAGCTTCTTGACCCGGATCTGCGCGGGGAGGAAACGGTGGTTTTGCCTTGACAGCCGATCTTGGATAAACAGGTTCGTTCAATCCCACAACATGGCTCATAATATAATGTCCTGTTCTAACCGGAGCCGTAGGATCTGTTAGTTTTTTAGATATATGCTTTGACATATCTTTCATGATTTGTTTCGGTAAATTTTTTAACTGTTTTTTCTCTTTTGAAAACATTATAAAAACCCCCCCGATCCCGCCGGCCCCCCTTTTATTGCCTGACTTGAATAGTCCAGAGTGCATCTGCCGGATCGATTTCCCAGTCAACCACATTCCATCTGGTTGCGCCGATCGTTACATAATCTTTTGTTGAAAGAGCTATTGTTAAATCTTCGTATAATATTAGAAATTTAATGTCTTTTGGTTTTATATTTACGTTATCTATTTCCCTTGATTTGTATTCCTCGCGTATCGCATTTACGCTGTAATCAGT